ACAAAGGACTGTTCAAATGGCTAACACAATTGACGTAGCATTTATCAAACAGTTTGAAACCGATGTGCATCTTGCTTATCAGCGCATGGGTTCCAAACTCCGCAATACAATTCGGACTACAAACACTTCCGCTTCTGTATCTCGCTTTCAGAAGATTGGCACAGGTGCGGCTTCCACAAAGTCACGCAATGGTAACGTGAGCACTATGGAATTGGCGCACACCACAGTTGAAGCAACAATGGCTGACTTCTACGCTGCTGAGTACATCGACAAGCTCGACGAGTTGAAGATGAATATCAATGAGCGTCAGGCCGTTGCTGAATCAGCCGCTTCTGCATTGGGTCGCAAGACCGATGAAATTATTGTCACTGCAATGGATGCGGGTGCAAACTCAACTCAAATCGCTGACACAACTGGCGCACTGGGTAAAGCTGACTTGCTTACATTGTTCCAAACTTTTGGCGCAGCTGACATTCCAGAAGACGGGCAGCGTTATCTTGCTATGTCCCCTGCTGGCTTTGCTGACTTGTTCAACATTAACGAGTTTGCTTCTTCGGACTATGTAGGTCCACAGCAACTTCCGTTTGCTGGCGGCATGACAATGAAAGAATTCTTGGGCTTCAAGATTTTCTCAACGTCTGCTGTAGCTGGTGGCAAAAACTTTGCTTACCACATGCGAGCAGTTGGCTTGGGTGTTAACGCTGACGTTAAGACCGAAGTAAACTACGTACCTGAGAAGGTTGCACACCTTGCCACATCAATGATGTCAATGGGTTCTGTTGTTATTGATGACAACGGTGTCTACGAAGTTCTGGACAACAACTAAATTGATCGGGGGGAGAAAGCTCCCCCCTTTCTATCTGTTCGGAGGATTTACATGGCTGTTCTTAGCACTTCTGCTAACACCCCGATTGACGTATCTAGTCGAGCTCTCATCTTAATTGGTGCAGAGCCCATTACTTCTTTTGAGGATGGAACAAATGAATCATTAGTTGCAGCCAACATGTATGAGGATGTAGCTCGATCATCATTAGTAAACTGTCGTTGGCGGTTTGCTACTAATCAATCAGTTCTCAACAGGTTATCTGAAAAACCTACTGGTCGGTATGATGCCGCATATCAAGTTCCATCTGACTCCCTAATGCTTCATGCGGTTACTGTTAATGATTTTAACATTGAGTATCAGACTTATGGCAACAAAATATTCTGCGATACAAGTAATACCTCAGAGGTAGTTCTTGATTATACCTTTAGGGCCAGTGAACAGGACTGGCCTTCTTATTTTGTAATGGCAGTTCAGTTTGAGTTGGCTTCTATCTTTGCTTCTTCCTTAGCCCAAGATGCTAGCTTAGCTCAGCTAATGGGTCAGCAAGCACAAATTACAATGATGCGGGCTAGAACTTTAGACTCACAGCAGCAAACAACTCGCAAACTATCAACATCAAGGTTTATTGCTGAAAGGCGCAGCTAATGCAGAAGGTACGAGTCCCAGTAACTAACTTCTCTTATGGAGAGGTTAGCCCATCTTTGTACTCCCGTACCGACTCAGCGGTTTACACGGGTTCAGCGCAGCGTATTGAAAACTTCTTTCTTCGCGCAGAGGGTGGTGTCATTAAAAGGGCTGGCCTTAGAGCAGTTTACAGAAATGACATTGTTATAGACTCTACAAAGACACAGCAATCACGGCTGTTGCCTTTTATATTTTCCGATGACGAGCGTTATGTAGTTTCCCTTGAGCATCAGAAGATAAAGTTTTTCTTTATTGACCCAATAACTGGCGTCTTAAATTTAGTTAGCACTCTGACGCAAGACATTAATGGCAACGCTTTAAAATTTACTGATACGTTTTTGCATGAGTACACGTTTGCTCAAGCTGGTGACGTTATGTTTATTTGTCATCTTACATTTTCGCCTCAGCAAATTGTTCGTACAGGGCTTAGCACATTCCAAGTGGAGCCTTTTGTTTTTGACGCTAGGTCTGATTTAACTAAAATATATCAGCCTTATTATAATTTTCATCGTCAAGGAACTACGCTAGAAGTATCTGCCACTCAGGGTAATGGTGTTACCTTGACAACTTCAGATCCATATTTCGACACAACTGGACTTCATGACGGAATTACTCTTCGCTATCATGGGGCTGAAATTGAAATAGTATCAGTTCAAAGTACAACATCAGCGACTGCAAATATTCTTGACATATTAACAGTTAGATTGCCCGTTAACTCCCTTAGTACAACCGAAGGTCAGGCAGATATTGAAGTTACAATGGTCAAGCATGGCCTGTCTGTTAATGATTCGATTACTGTTTCTCATGCTGGTACTGTGGGAGGCATTTCAAATAGCCAAATAAATGGCACGAGGACTGTAGTTGAAATTGTAGACGATGATAAGTTTGTTATGACCGCGGGTTCAAACGCTAATTCTTCTGAAATTGGCGGCGGAACTCCAAAGATTACAACGAAAGCACCAACAACTTCTTGGGAAGAGCAGTCATATTCTGCACTTAGAGGCTTCCCGGGCGCGGTTACTTTTCATCAAAACCGTTTAGTTTTTGGCGGGACTTTGTCCCAACCAGATTCAATGTGGTTTAGCAAAAGTGGAGAGTATTATAACTTTGATGTTGGCGTTGCAAAGGATGACGAAGCTATTCATGTGACTGCAAGCGTTGGTGAGATAAATCAGATACGTCACTTAGTTTCCAATCGTGACCTACAGGTTTTTACAGCGACTTCTGAAATGTACATTCCTGCTTTCAGCAACCAGCCAATTACGCCAACAAACATTATTGTTCGGAGGCAAACTCCATTTGGCTGTGATTTTGTTCGACCTCAAGCGCTAGACGGTGCTACCTTGTTTGTTCAAAAGGGTGGAGCTATTGTTAGAGAGTACGTTTTTGCTGATACGGAAGCTGCGTATGTTGCAAACCCAATTTCTCTTATTTCTTCCCATCTTATAAAAACACCCATTGAAATGAACACAATGTATGGAGCTATGAGCCGCTCAGAAAGCTATGTGTTTGTTACAAATTACAATGGAACTGTTTCGGTCTTTAACTCTAATAGAGGTGAAGAGCGTGCTGGATGGACAGAGTTTACAACTCAGGGCTTCTTTAACTCTACTGTAACCATTGATGACCGTGTATTCGCCAGCGTGATATACGATCAGGGTGATAATGTTGAAGTGTTTGCTATATGTGAGTTTGACGAAGCATATAATACAGATGTTTCTAGCCTATACACTGGAACAGCAGGCGTCTTCGATGTATCTGATTTTTACGAAAACGGTGCAGTTCTTAATGTTGTAGATGGAAACAATTACGTTGGTGAGTTTACAGTTGCTAACGGAGAAATAGATGTATCTGCCATTGATCCGAATCTAACTGAGGTAGAAATCGGATTGAAGTTTAATGTAACTTTAACAACAAACCCCTTAGACATTGCTACTGGCTCTGGCCCTGTAACTGGCTCACCTCGACGTATAGGTAGTGTAGTAGTTGATCTTAATAACACGCTGTCTGCTACAGTAAACGGCGCTAACCTAGTATTAAGAAATGTAACTGATGACCTTTCATTGCAAGTCAACTCTTTTACAGGCAAGAAAGAGTTCCGTCTAATGGGTTACAGTAGAGACCCGCAAATTACAGTAACACAATCTGCCCCACTTGCCTTGCAAGTTAATGGTATAGTAGCGGAGTTAACTTTCTAATGGGACTACCACTTTTCTTAGCAGCTACGTCTACGTTTCTTGGAATGTCTGCATCTAATAAAGCAGCCAGAGCTCAGCAACTTCAAGCAGAGCGGCAAGCTAGGCAGATGGAAATTGATCGCAAGCTAGCAGAAGCTCAAGCTATCGAGATTCAGAATCAACGTATTTATGAATACGATTATGCAAGATCGTCAAATAATGCTCAGTTTTCTTTTCAACTTGGCGGGGGTGAAAGCTCTAGTCTTGATGCGTATAGAGAAAACCAAGAGCTAACTATGAGTGCCGATGTAGCTACAAGCCAAAGACAAGCGGGTATGGAAAGTAGCAGCAGAAGTGTTGCGGCTTTGATCGAGCGTCAGCGTGGATCAAGCGCCCGTTCTGTTGCTCAAATCAACAATATGTCTAGGCTTTTTGAGTTGGGCTCACAAGTAGCAAAAACATATACTCCACAACAGCAAACAACATATGCCCCAACGTCAAGCCTACGGCCTATAAGCCGGACTTCTTAATTTATAAGGTGTAAACTATGCCAGTAATACGCGAAACACGAAAAATCTTCAGCCAACCCATTGGTGTTCGCAGCTTTGACACTGGCGAGCAGAATGTGGGTAATGCTATTTCAAGGTTCGCTGATAGAGCCGGGCAAGAGTTTTATCAGCAGGCACAAATAAATGCTGAAAAGTTTGGGGCGGAGGCGGCGCAATCGCTTTCTGGAGAAGAGCTTAAATCTTTTGATCCAGAAACTGGCAAGCCAGAAGTGCTATCAAGTATGGATGGTATGGGTAGCATTGCATCATCTGCTTTTGAGCAAGTAGTTGAGCGGCGTCTTGTTGACACTATTGATAAGGATATACGACTTAAATCAGCAGAGCTTGCAATTAAATATGAAGACCCTGTGCAATATCAAAATATGTTTGAGTCATTCCTTGGCTCCATGTCCAAAGGCGCTAATGATCGTTTTAAAAATGTAATCATGGACTCTGGTTCATACATTATGAAGTCAACTAAAATTAAGTTGGCAGATGTAGCTAGAACTAAAGCAAGAGCAGCGGCAGCAGCTAATGTTTCTACAACTAACGATGAATATGCTGAAACAATTTTTGACCAAGCGGCTTCGGGTAACATTAACGGTGCGGAGCTAATGATTAGAGAGCGCGTGAAAGCCTCTCAGGAGGCCGTAGGGGCGCAGTTGTACAAGCCCGGGTATGAAGACAAGGTAAGGTCAGAACTAGGCGCACAGGCCATGTCAGGGGCTATACAGGTAGCGTTGCAAAAAGCGACCCCAATACAGCAAGCATCAATGAGAGTTTACATAGGGAGCCAAGGCAAGGTTGGTGGAGACTTGCTTTCCAAGAAACAGCTCGAGGTACTAGAGCCTTTCATTGGTTATGTTGACCGCTCTAATACAAGCGCCTTGCTTGCTCAGGCAAATGTTGTTTCTTCAAATCTTAATGCGGTGACCGCCGCAAAAGTTGCTGAACAAGAAGCTCGAGCTAAAGCTCGCATATTAGATTTTTCTATACAATATGCAGAGACTAGCATCGCTCCAGATCGTTTTGGTAATGTTGTTGCAGCTACAGAGGCTTGGACGTCAGGAGTTCCCGAGGCTATTGCTGGCTCAATAAGTGCTGCAAGTAAAGCATACGAAGCTAATGTGCTTGAACTTCAAGATGCAAGACTCTCTGGATTAGGTCAAGACGAATACAATGCGTTTATTCAAGACTCTCGAAGGGCTGGGCTTGATCCAGTTATTTTTGGCATGGCTAGTGATGGTAATATAGAAGCCTTGAAGACTGCATTGTTTAATCCCACGCCAGAAAACATCTCAAGACTAAGTCCTAATCAAGTATCAGCAATTGGTGCTTTAACAAAAACTAGGCTTTATGATCCTACCGAAGATAGAAACTACGTTTCCACTCTTCTCTCAGGCACTCAAAACGCAGTTCAAGATAGAATTGATAAGAATATGCGTAACGCTAATCTTTTTGTAGAGGTTGAAGATGTGTCAACGCAATTTTTTAACGGCGCTTATAATTTAGAAGCGCTTTTATCTGCTGAAGAAAAGGCAAACACTGCATTAACTTCTGGTGATATTACTGACACTGACTACATTTCTTTATCTAATGGTTTACGCTCTGCGGCTGGCAAGGGCATAGTCAACATTGTTGCAGGGAATATGTCTTCTGAAGAATTAAATAGTCTTTCTGTTTATGTTTTAAGCGGCGGAGAAGAAAAATCAGGAGTTGGTTCTCATGTAGCTACCGCTGGGGATTCTATTCTTGGAATTGTTCCAAGCGATCAGATAAGTGGCGTTAGTAATCACGTTAACTCTGTAAGAGAAAAGGTTACTAGAAAAGAAGCTATTATAGAGCAGCAACGCAAAAAGCAAGAATTACAAAATACACTTTCCGCAAACGCAGGTAATCTTCTGGATAAAAGCCATCGAGTTGCCCAAGATGAACGTCTTGAAAAACTTGGCTTTAACATTGTTGACCCAAGCACCTACGCAACAAAAGAAAGATCAGAGCAATTTTTTAATGCTTTGCGCTCAACAATGCCTCAATCAATAATTGATAACCTAAATGCTATTGCTATTGGTATCGAAACAAATAACGCAGAATCTTATTTGCAGATATTTGCGTCTATGCAAAACGATCCTACAATAGAAGGCCCGTTTGTAAGCAGGTTTGGATCGGGTCAGGGGGCAGTAATTAGCCCTAAAACTCAGGCCTTATTACAAGATATTTTTGAAGTTTACAAAATACAACCTGCAAGCGGTGAAGAAAAAAGTGTTTCGCAAATTGCTATGACCTTAGTTGAGATGCGCAATGACGATAAATCAAAGCTAGCTATTAAAAATGTTTTTGGCAAAATGAGCCCAAATGAATATGTTGCAGATGCTTATGGGGATTTAATAGCAGAAGATTTAGATGGTGTTGCAGAATATTTAGCCGGAACAAATAGAACAAAAGAACAGGTGGACGCTCGGCTAAAAGAATTAGTAGATCAGCACTATTTAGAATCAAGGATTGTTGTTGATCCACGTTTTCCAGCGGGAAGGCTTAATAAAACTTCGTATGCTCTTGAGAAAATATTCCCAGATGAAAAAAGAAGAAACGCTTTTAAGGATTTAATTGCATCTAAATTACCAAAAGGCTACAGGCTTGCAACTCATATAGCGCCCAAAGAGACTGGGCTTATTGAAAATATTGTTGAGCAAGGTCCAGTAATAGGTTCAATAACTTCAGCAACCAGCGCAATAACGGCGGCATTTGTAGGCGATAAGCCTAGAGATAAAACAGTTTACTTGGTGCCAAATGAAAACACTCGGGGAACAAGTTATTATACTTACTATGTAGATGAGAACAACGAACTGCGCCCTTTAATTACACAGGTAAACAATGAGCCATATCTTCCAATGTTTAGCGCAAGGGATTTAGCAGATTATGATCAAAAGACTTTGTTGACTGAAAATCAGGTTATAAAAAAACAAGTCGACATAAATCAGGCTCTTGAAATGCACGGGAGAACCCCGCGAGAAACTTCATTTGAGTCTATTTTTAATTATTTTGGAGGAGATTAAAAATGGAAAATGGATTAAATTTTGTACCAGACATTGAAGTAGGAATGGATACTGTTTCTGCTCCTGATTTCTATGAAACTGTTGGCGCTTCTTTAGGTTATAAATACAATCCATTACTAGATTTTATTTCTGAAACAATTCAGTTTAGAGAGCCCTATCAATTTGGTGAGCGTGGCCTCCCGCGACCAGATTACAATGCTAGGCAAAACATTCCAGAAGATTTAATGCCTTATAGCTCTTCGCTTCTTGATGCAGACAGTCAAGCACATATGGATTTTAAGGTAAAAAATCTCAGAAGGGGCCTTAAAACAAGAGAGATAAACGCTCGCTCTGGATTAGGGGTATCATTTCTTGCTGAAGCGTTTGATCCAGTTAATTATATATCTGTTCCATTACGTTTTGTTGGGCTTGGGGCAACCGCTTTTAAATCAGGTCTTCAAGGAGCTGCGGTTGTAGGCGCTCAAGAGGCCATTCGAGCTCCTCTTGATCCATTGGCAACAACAGCAGAAACAGCAATTAATGTTGGGTCCGCATTTGCTTTCAGCACAGCACTTACCAGCGCTTTATCTGTACCCGCAGCGCGTAGAGCTAACGCAATACAAAAAGTTGAAGTTGAAATAGACAACTTGCGTAAAGCAATTGAACCTCTTGATGGTGTAGAGATAGATCCATCTATTGCCAGCAGTGCATTTACCGATTCATGGCTTTTTAAATCTATAACAACGCCAATGAAACGCGTTCTTCAAGATGAAAAGGTTCCTAACAGCGTTAAGCTAACTATGCTTGATATTGCTAATGATGCTGGCATTTTGCTTGCGGCAAACAAAAAAGGCTTTGCTATTAAAAACTCAGTATTCCAAAACGCTAAGCTGCGTGATGGAGAATGGGTGCAAGCATATGATGAAATTGTATCAATCTGGGGTGAGTCTCAGGGAACAGGCGTAGTTAAGCCTTTAGATTATATGTATAAGCGCTCTGACTTTGAGACGTGGTTAACAGAAGTTGACTCGAAGGCAATGCGCGGTCAGAAGCCAGCTAATGATTTTGAAGCTAAGGCTATGGATTCATTAAATAACTTCTATAGCAAGTGGGAATCCCGCCTAAGTGAAAGGGGGTTAATTGGCAATAAGAGTTTTTATATTCGGGATATAGACGCTCGTCAAAAGAAAGTAGACAACATTAACGCTAGCATTGAGCGGTATCGTGGAACGCCTGAGTACACTCGATTAAAAGGAATTGTTGATAAAAACTTAGATATAATAAATCAACACAAGTCTACCATTGAAGACATTGACGCCGCTGGTCCTACTGTTCCTGCAAATGAAGAGATATTTCGTCCGAGGTATTGGGACAAGGACGCTATTGCAAGGGATCGCTCTGGGTTGGAAAAGATTTTAGCTGATTGGTTTAGAAATAATCCAGAAGGTTATGGTCGAAACAATATGGGTAAGTATGTTAAGACAACTTTTTCTACTGACGAAGGCGCAATTGCTAAACGCGCTTCAGATGCAGTGGATTCTATTCTTGGCTTGCGAGATGTAACTGACTTAGACGTTGCTAGCTTTGGGTACGGCAAGTCTAAGCACCTAAAGCATCGTGGGATTGATATACCTAATAAGCTGGTTCTTGACTACATGCATCGCAATCCTGTTTCTATTATGAAGGCATACACCGCCCGGACTGCTGCTAAGTATGAGTTTTCAGTAAAGTTTGACGGTCAAGAAATTGATGATGTAATTGATGACAAGATGTCTGAGATGATTCAGTCGGGTATGACAGTGGATCAGGCAAACGCTTCTGCTAAGGATATACGTCATATGTATGATCGAGTGGCTGGTACTGTCATCCGTGAGCCAGACGCTATGAATCAAAAAGCTGCTGAAGTTCTTCGTACCGCTGCGCAGCTTGGCTACCTTGGGAAAGCTGGTTTATCTACTATTTCAGAGCCAGCAAAGATTATGATGGAACACGGTATAGGCAAGACAATGAAGGGCTTGTTTAGCGTTCTATCCGACTCTCAGTTAAAGATGGGAGCCAAAGAAGCAAGGATTGCTGGTGAAGCGCTAGAGATATTGATGGGCTCTTCTCACCTGCGTCTTGTAGATGATATGGGTAATAACCCATTGCGCTCTAACTTCATGGACAAGAGCAAGAACGCTTTCTACGCGCTCAACGGATTAGCGCCTATCACCCGTATCTTTAAAGACTTTGATGGTATGATGCGTAGCCATACGCTTATTGATTACTCTATTCGCTGGACTCAAGGTAAAGCCTCTAAGATGGAGCAAGAATACCTGTTGCGATACGGTATTGATTTAGAAACAGCAGGTAAGATTGCTAACGCGCCTTGGCAAAAGTCTGAAGCTGGAATGTACATGGCTAACACTGAGGCTTGGGTAGATACAATTGAGTTTCCTTCTACTACAGCTGACATTGTAACGGGTCCAACGGAATCTTTCACTAAGCGCGGAAGATATAAACCAGCATTTTATAGGGCTTCAGAAAATAAAGTTTACATAGATGAAGACTATATACGCGATGTAATGTGGCAGGATCGTGGTTGGGAAAACCCTAGAGTAGAGGGCGTAAAACCAATCAAGCCGGGAATTATAAACACGGCAGATGACTATGTGACCTTTATTAAGATGCACGAAATCATGCACACAATACATTCTTCTAAATCTCTCGGCTTTGATAAGCGAACTAAAAAGGGTTTGGCTGATTATGAAAATGCAATTAATGATTTAGCTGTAGCTGAAATAGAAAAACAGGCTAGGGTTACACCTGAGACTGTTCAATCGTTTCGTAATGCTCTTAGTTCTGGCATAGCTAACACTATTCTCATGGGTACGCCCGCTGATAAACCAATTATTACCGATGGTGTAGCTTACATTCCTATGCACGTTGCTAGAAAATTTGGCATGAAAGAAGACAGCAAGTACACAGGTTACGCTAGAGTAGAGAACGGCTTACTTGGTATGCCCTTCCAGTTCTATAGCTACGCATTGGCTGCTACTAATAAGACTCTCGCAGCTTACGGTCATGGTCAGTTAAAGAATCGTTTTCTTGGGACAGCAATTGCTATGGGTCTTGGGTATATGTCACTAGAGTTAAAGACTCCTGACTTTGTAGAGCTTTCTCCGCAAGATAAGTTTGCTAGAGCCTTTGACTACTCAGGTGTTGCTGCGCTGCACTCAGATCTTTTCTATACTGCAATGAGTACAAGCCTTGCCCTTGGTGGCCCCAACATTACAGGCGGTGCTTTACAGCCTAGATACCCACAAGAGCCTAGTACATCGGATGCTATTACAGGTCTTCTTGGTGCTGGCCCATCTATCGGCATGGAGTATGCAAATGGTATGGCTAATATGCTGACAGGTAATGTTGGAGAGGGTAGCAAAGAGTTTATCCGTGCATTGCCGTTTTCCAATCTTTGGATGTGGAACGATTTTGTTAACAGAATGACGCGAATGTTAGAATCGGAACTTGATGATGGTCCATCTGGTTTTGGCAGGTACTAATTGTGCGTTGATAAAGCACGATTAGCTTGTTAGTCGATAAAAAAAGGAATGTCACATGACGATCAATCTTTCTGATAACTCTCCGCGAATATCCTATTTGGTAGCTGCGGGTGTAGTTCAATCTACGTTTACAGTACCGTTTGAGTTCTTTGCTGAAGAAAGTTTGAATGTATATGTAGACAGTGTTTTAAAGACTTTAACTACAGATTACACTACTACAGGTGGCAACGGGACTACAGGTTCAGTTTTAATATCTGTAACTGGTGCATCAGGCGGATCGACTGTAGTTATTACTAGAGAAATACCACTTGAAAGAACAACAGACTTTCCAACGTCTGGACCCTTCCAGATCAGCGCTCTTAATACAGAGCTGGATCGTATCGTTGCTATAGCCGCAGACGTACAAGACAAATCCATTCGATCTATACGAGCAGCGGATTCAGACGCAACAGCTTCTTACACCTTACCACTACTTGACGCGCGTAAAGGAACAGTCCTTGGCTTTAATGCAACGTCAGGGAACGTAGAAGTTGGGCCTAAGATTGCAGATGTTCAAAGCCTTTCAGACGTAAGCGCCGACATTGCTTTGCTTGCAGATATTGAAGACGGTACGACTGCAACTAATGCCATTACAAACGTAAATAATGTTCGTACACATATATCAACGCTAGGCCCAATATCTTCTGATATTACTACAGTCTCAGGCGTTTCCTCTAATGTAACTACTGTTGCTGGTATATCAGCAAACGTAACCACAGTGTCTGGAATATCGTCAGATGTTACAACGCTTGCTGGAATCAGCTCAGACGTAACCACAGCCGCTGATAATGACGCTAATATAACTACGGTCGCTGGAATATCTAGCAATGTAACTACTGTTGCTGGTGTCTCGGGTGATGTTACTTCGGTTGCTGGGATTTCTGCTAACGTAACTAGCGTTGCTGGTGTTACTTCTGACGTTACAACGGTTGCAGGAATTTCTGGTAATGTTTCTACGGTAGCTGGGATTAGCTCAGACGTTGCAACTGTAGCAGCAGATGGTACAGACATTGGAATTGTTGCTGGCATATCTTCTAATATAACTACAGTAGCGGGTGATAGTGCCGACATACAATCTTTAGGCGCTCTGAGTTCAGAAATTGGTCTTCTTGGTGTTGCAAGCGTTATAACCGACATGAGCACTTTAGGGGCTTCTGACGTAGTTAATGACATGAGTGCTTTAGGAGCATCATCAAACATAACCGCAATGGGTCTTTTAGGGACAAGCGCAGTTATAACTGATATGGGCATTTTAGGTACGGCTGATGTTGTGGCTGATATGAATGTTCTTGGGACAACGGCAAACGTCACAGCAATGAATGTTCTTGGCACCTCTGCCAATGTTACTGCAATGTCCACAGTATCTGGGAGTATTGCGGATGTTACTGCTGTTGCCGCTGATGCCACAGATATTGGGACAGTCGCCACTGATCTATCTGGCTCTGACAATATAGGCACAGTCGCAGGATCAATCAGCAACGTAAATAATGTTGGCGGGTCAATTGCTAACGTCAACACAGTGGCAAGCAACCTTGCCAGTGTAAATAGCTTTGGCGAAACGTATCGCATTGCGGCTAGTGATCCCACAACCAGCCTTGATGAAGGCGACTTGTACTTCGATACAACAAATAACGTGATGAAAGTTTATGACGGAAGCGCGTGGGTTGCTGCGTATGCTAGCTTATCAGGAGCTTTGGCTGTAGTTAATAATCTTTCCGATGTCCCAAGCGCGTCTACTGCTCGTACAAATCTGGGGATCGACGCAAATTATTATACTAAAACAGCAAGTGATGCTCGTTATGCTTCTGCAGACGATGCACTAGCATTATCTATTGCACTCGGATAAGGAAATAAGAAATGGCTAACACTTTTAAAAATGCAGTAAGTTCAGCGGTGGGAACAGGCCAAACCAGCGTTTACACTGCTCCATCATCAACAACCTCAACGGTAATTGGTCTTACGGTTGCTAACATTACGTCTTCATCAGTAACGGTTGATGTCGTAGTTACAGACACATCTAGCAGTACCAGCGCTTACCTAGTTAAATCTGCAACTGTTCCAGTTGGGGGCGCTCTAGTTCCAATCGGTGGAGACCAAAAGGTTGTGCTAGAAACCACTGATATAATTAAAGTGACAAGCAGCGCAGCGTCTAGCGTAGATGTTTTTGTCTCTATTCTAGAACAATCATAGGAGTAATAAATGCCTTATATTGGTAATCAACCTGCACCACAGAATATTACTTCAAGTGATATAGCGGATGGAGCAATTCTTAATGTAGACATTGCTTCAGATGCAGCTATTGCTGCTAGTAAGATTTCTGGAATACCAACAGATTTTGTTAGCGCAGCTTCTGGAGGTACATTTAGTGGTGACATTGATGTAGGCGGTGAGCTACTTGTTGACAGCTACAACGAAACCTACGCAGCCGTTACATCATCTAGCAACGCCACCACGGTCAACTGCGAAACAGGTAACGCTTTTAGTCATGTTTTAACAGAGAACACCACGTTCACGTTCAGCAACCCACCTGCAAGCGGCACTGCGTACAGCTTCAGCATTGAGATCATCCAAGACAGCGGTGCATCTGGCTACACCGTCACTTGGCCACCTGCTGTTGATTGGCCTGCTGCCACGGCTCCTACGATCACAGCAACGGCAAGTGCAAAGGACGTGTTTGTGTTCTACACCCGTGATGGCGGAACAACTTGGTATGGCTTCACTGCGGGTCAGGCTCTAGGATAAGGAGCTTATAAAATGGCTACTAAAAAGAAGTTACTTCAAGCGGCGGCTGGTAGTGCTGGCGGTGCTGGCGGTCTTGATATTCCAGATGTGTTCAGCACTTATTTGTATTCTGGCAATAGTTCCGCTCAGACTATTACTAACGGCATAGACCTTGATGGAGAGGGTGGGCTTTGGTGGCTGAAGACTAGATCACAAACGGGAAGCCATGCACTTTATGACTCTACACGGGCAACTGGTTCAGAGCATTTTCCTCTTTTTTCTAACACTAACGGTGCCGAGTATGATGACTTTGATACTACCCCAACATCCACTGGGTTTACTATAAATAGTACAAGCTCTGGTACGGTAAATCAAACAGGAGTAGACTACGTTTCTTGGACATGGCGGAAGGCTCCTAAGTTCTGTGATATTGTTGAATATACCGGAAACAACACTGCCCGTACCATTAGCCATAACTTGGGTACAACTCCGGGTTTAATTATATGCAAGGCTAAAAGCTCAAGTGGCAACTGGAAAGTTTGGCACAGAAGTTTATCTAATGGAGCCTCTGGTGTTCTAAACTTGAACCTTACTGGCGCAGAGACTTCCAGCACGACTATGTGGAACAATACACTCCCTACAGATAGTGTGTTTTCTCTGGGAACTAGCAATAATGTTAATGAAACTGGACTTGAGTTCGTAGCCTACCTCTTCGCCCACAACGGTGGTGACGGTGATTTCGGGCCTGACGGCGATCAAGATATTATCAAGTGTGGGGGGATTACTAATGCTGCATCTGGTGTCAATACCATTGATCTTGGCTTTGAAGCACAGTGGGTGATGATTAAGCGTATTGACTCCGTTGGCTCTTGGATGATGGCCGATATAATGCGTGGCGCACCTGTGCTTTCATCCAACACTGCAAGACTATTTGCCGATCGCACTGCTGCCGAAAGTGATGACCCTCTTATCGGGCCACATTCGACAGGGTTTCAGTTTAATAACCAATGGGGTTCATCCTCTGATTGGATCTACATGGCAATCCGCCGTGGCCAACTAGCTGTGCCAGAGGATGCGACTGATGTGTTTGATGTTAAAACAAGGATTAATGCCGATCCGTCATATGTCTCATCAACGGGTGTCGTTGATATGGCAATTGATAGGTATACCAGCTCCGACGATAATAGAATTTTAACCAGGCTGACGGGAAAAAATAACTTAGACCTTAATAATGACACTGCTGAAAGCACAGGCGGCTATACTTATTATCCCTTTGATTACAACACAGGCTGGTTTCAGTCTGCGGGTGCGGCGGAAGCAAACCGTATTTCGTGGATGTGGAAACGTGCGCCGGGCTATTTTGATGTTGTTGCTTACACGGGGACGGGAGCAAACAGAACCGTACAGCATAATTTAAACGCATCGCCAGATATGATATGGTTGAAGTCACGGGAAACGGTTTCCTCAAGCAATGATTGGGCGGTCTACTGCTCTGCCTTTTCAAACCCTACCGACACAAACTTAACACTAAATTCGTCCGGTGGACAAAACACAGGTTCGGGTGGAATTCTATGGAACAGCACTGCCCCAACAGATTCTGTTTTCTCACTTGGAACTTACAACGGGTTAAATCAATCCGGTAAAAGATACATTGCATATCTTTTCAGTACCTTAGCTGGGGTAAGCAAGGTTGGTTCGTATGCTGGTTCAAACAGCGACCAGACTATTGACTGTGGATTTACGGCAGGTGCTAGGTTCGTGCTTATCAAGAATATCTCTAGAAATAGCGATTGGATAGTTCTTGATAGTGTCCGTGGAATTGTCTCTGGGACTGATCCGTTTTTAAGGCTCAATGATGCTGCGGCTCAAAACTCTGCGGCAGACTACATTGACCCTGATAACAGCGGCTTCATTGTCACTGGAGCTAATAGTCCGACAAATCAAAGTGGCGACAATTACATCTTCTACGCAATTGCATAACTCAACAGCATCACGAAAGGATCACTCTGATGGCTGAATATCGACACACTACAACAGGCGAAGTTAAAACGCAGGGGCAGTGGCGCAGCCACTACAGCAACGTATCGCTGCCTCGTGTCTGGAAGGCTGCAACACTTGCTGGCCTTAACCTAGAGGCCGTCTTGGCATCACCAGCGGCTACAACAACAGCATACCAAACGTCTGCCCGTGATGGCGTAGAGCAAGACGCTAACGGCAATTGGGTTGAGAAGTATGTTGCCCGTGATATGTTTGCTGACACGACTGAGGATGGCGTAACAACCACTAAGGCAGAGCATGAGGCTGCATACCAAGCTGGTCTTGATGCCAGTGTGGCTGAAAGCAACCGCACCAAGCGTGATGGCTTGCTGGCTGACACTGATTACTTTGCGCTCACTGATGTAACTATGGATGCGGCGATGACGAGTTATCGTCAGGCGCTGCGTGACATTACTGCGCACTCTGACTGGCCCAACTTGGATGAGGCCGACTGGCCGACTAAGCCCTGAGGAATAAAACATGGACAAACGTACAGTAGCTTCCGCGCATGAGCGCATTGATGGCTTAGAAAAAGAGGTGATTGCCATGCAAACAGAAATGAAAATACAATTTCGTGATCTGTTTGGTAGGGTTAAGCGTCTTGAAGCGATCATGATCGGCACAACAGGCTTTATCATTGCACTCTTAGTAGCAGTGCTGACTAAGATGGGCTGACAGAATGATTGACCCTGTAACAGCGGTCGGTCTAGCCACCAGTGCTTTCAATATTCTCAAGCAGGGTATTAGTGCTGGAAAAGACATACAGGAAATGAGCGGAACCCTAGCTAAATGGGGCTCCGCTTTTTCTGATTTTCAGTACGCTGAAGACAAGACAAAGAACCCTCCGTTCTACAAAATGATGTCTGACAATAGCGCTAATGCTATTGAAATCTTTGCTCAGAAAAAGAAGATGGAATCCATGAGAAGTGAAATAAAAGACCACATATCATGGGTTTACGGACCATCGGCTTGGGAGGAAGTGCTTGCTATCGAGGGCGAGATGCGCCGCATCCGTAAGGAAGAGGCTTACAAAAAGCAAGAGATGATAGACAACGCTATCAACTTTGTTCTTGGCACTTTTTTATTTGCTATTGCTGCGGCTGGGATTGTGACAGGCTTCTATTATCTTGGGCGTTATCAGGGGAAGTGGTGATGTGGTTCTTGGTTTGGTTCCAAGTTATAAATAATAACATTGAGCACTATCAGCTTAATCAATTTACAACTGAGATGGAGTGTGCCGAAGCACTTCAGGATGCAAAAGTCTTGATAACTACGAGCCAAACAACGGTCTACTGTTTTGAGGTTATACCAGAATAAGAAGGGTGATTACGTTGTGTATGACAAAGATGGGAAAGTTGTTATAATAAGCCACCACAAGCACTATGCGATAGCGTATGCCAGGAGTTTAAACAATGAGTGAGTACGATCTAAACAGCAACGGTAAGATTGATCCAGACGAGCGAGAGCTTATGCTCGAGGACCGTAGGTTGCGCATGGAAGACGCTGACCACAAGCGAGATGCTCAGTTACGTATGACTTGGTTCGCTCTCTTTGGCCTTTTAATCTATCCTGTTGGCATCGTGGCTGCTGACATCTGGGGGTATGACACTACTGGTCAGTTGTTGGCTGACATTGCCCCCACTTATTTCATCGCAATCAGCGGCCTTGTTGCTGCGTTCTTTGGGTTTAGTGCAATGGGGTCTAAAAAATGATTGGTCAAATAATAGGATCGCTTGGTGGATTAGCTGCCAGTTACATTGACGGTAAGACTGCGGTTAAGAAAGCAGAAGCAGAAACGAAAATGAAGATTGCCACTGGTGAGATTGGCTGGGAACAGGCTGCGATACAGGCAAGCAACAACTCATGGAAGGATGAGGCGTGGACCATAGCTTTTATAGCTATAATTGTGTGTTCGTTTGTGCCTCCGCTCCAGCCCTATATGAAGGAGGGCTTCGCTAATATTGAAGCTGCGCCTCAGTGGTTTCAGTGGAGTTGTTATGCTAGTATAGCCGCAAGCTTTGGTGTTCGTACAATGAGAGGGTTTAAGAAATGAGTTATAAGTTAGGTAAGCGCAGCCTTGAAAGGTTGATCGGTGTTGATGAACGTATGGTTGCTGTTGTTAAGTACGCTATTAATGTAACTCAGCAAGACTTCTCTGTGATTTGTGGTGTACGCACCATCGAAGAGCAGAGGGCTCTCGTTGCTAAGGGCGCTAGTCAAACAATGAAGTCAAAGCATATTGATGGATTGGCTGTTGATCTTATGGCTTACGTTGATGGTGGTAGATGGGAACTCAATCTCTATGATGATATTGCTGACGCTATGTCAGAGGCGGCGCGTGAGGTAGATGTTCCTATTCGTTGGGGTGCAGCTTGGTCTGTGCCGAACATTGCTCAGTACACTGAGGGCAACATGGAAGATGCAATGAATAGTTATATTGATTTGCGTAGATCGCAGGGTCGTAGGCCATTTATTGATGGACCTCACTTTGAGTTAGTTGTATAAGATTCGAGTGGGTGGTTATCATCGCAATACAAATCAGCTTATCCACGGGGATGGCGGTTGTTTACCTCGGATGACGTTGCTACCAAAAAGCGCCAACTTTTAAATATCAACGACCACCCACACGATCAATTCCTTGAGTAATGATAGACGCTATTGCGTTTGTTCCTTCCAACTTGCACTCGCTCTCTGTTAAGCACTCCGTCCCTATACATAAGGTCCAGCATTTGACTAGAGATACGAAGTGGTAGCTTTGTTTTCCTAGTAATGTCTTCAGCTACTTTTGTTTCGTTGGCTTTAAAGCAATCCATTATTATCTGACGTCGATGAATTGACTCCTCTCGTTGCTTTCTTATTGCTGCATTAGAGGCGTTCTCTGGTGTATAGTTTTTTTTAACAGGAAATGGAGGACGCATCTTTAAATCAATCATCTTCTGCTCGAAGGTCCATATTGCTTCAGCATATACAAGCTCATATTTTTCTGTTCGAGAAAGATTGCCGCTGTAGATCTCGTCTATTCTTTTTGCGCTATCTCGATCAGTGCTTTTATTTCTTCTAGTTCTTGCTTTAGATTGTAGCGTTGCTTGTTGTCCGCTATTAACACCATGGTTTTCAGCAGACGCTTGGCTCTGTCTAAGGCTATCTTTCTTTCGTTGCTCATTGGCTTTCTTCTTTCCGCATACAAATTTAATTCCATATTTTCTGCTTAATGCTAGTACCTGCCTGTATGGTATATCAAGTAGAGTAGATGTTTCTCGTATAGTCAGCCCCATCTCTGCTGCGTTGATACACTTGCTTAAACTCATTTGTGCTTTCTGCATGTGCGCCTCTTGTTAGATAAAAAAAGGCCAGCCCGAAGGCTGACCAGTTGATAGGAGAACACCTCCTTTCTAAAACGGTATGTCATCACCTTGCAAGGGATCAGTTGTTGGCGCTGCGCCCCCTGACATCTTGTCGCTCACTTGGAATGACATATAAGGTTTACCATCTTTCATCTTCTTCCATCCCGCAAGGCGTTTGCTGTCACCAAATGGGCCGCTGTAATCAGGAGCTGACTCGTTCCCTTTTTTATCGTTCTCAAAGAAAGTCCCTGCTTTTTCGTAGACCTCAATGATCTGCTTGCCATCACGGGTTTGGTCGCGCACTAGCATCACCTTTTTATCTGCGCCCTCGACGTTGAGCTTACCTTGCAGGATCATCTGCTGCGTGGGGAATGGGGTGAAGGCTGCGCCTCGATTAGTGTCGTCGTATTGTTCTGCCATGCTTCTGGCTCCTTTGATTAAGTTAGTGAGGCGGTTCGTAGAACATGCCGCCTCGGTCATGCTGAAAAACTGAAGACGGTGGTATAATCTTCAGTACCTACAATTTTTACCACCCGCTTGGTGCGGATGTATCTCCCGATGTTAAGCCCTTCGTGACTTGAACACCGCTCGATTGCTTGGCGGCTATGTTGCCGTCATCATCTTCTGTTGCAAGGCAAGCCATGCCTAGCAAGCCGTAGCGTCTAGCGTACGTTATAGCGCTGCCTAATCCCTGCATGTCCTGTTTACTCAAGACTAGGTAAACCTTGCTTGAGAAGGCTTCTCCTGAGGTGTGAAGTAGCTTTGTTTCTACATACACACCCAGCTCGTCACGACCACAGGGCTGCATGACTACGAACCCGTTGTCTTGGAACACGCTTGACGTAGCGTCAATTACTGCCTCAAGTGAGGCGTATCTGTTCTTGAAGTGTGGGTTCACGCTATCTTTCTTTACAGATTCCATAGCTTGCTGCGCCTTGAGTAGCGCCTTGATTGCTGTATCACTCATGTTGTTCTCCTTGTTATGCGGATGGCTCCGCGTTTGTCACGTTTAGCTGTGAGTTGATCGCAGTAAACTTCACGTTCATTATCACCAACCATATCTTTGATTTGTTTTTTGGCTGACTCAAATGTCTTAGCTGCCGCTTCGTTTTCTATGTATGTAATAGCGGCGTCCACAAATTGGTTGTCACTTGTGGCGTTGCGCTTGACCATGTTGTCCACCGACACCTTGTCAATGCTAAGTTGTATCGGCTGGTCATTACCAACTGGCTCTTCATCGCGAAGCACGTAACCCCAGAAGTCCGACACCACTGCCCACATAGAATTGAAATACTCTTCGTTGCGTTTGACATATGCTGACTCCCATTTGTTGTTGCCAAAGATAACAGAGATGTGAGCCCCGTTAGCTTTAGCTAAATGTATATATAGCTGTAGCTGCGGCATGTAATACTCGATAACTTTATCCAAAGTATTATAAGCATTGGTGTGCTTGGCTTCTACAATAGAGTCTTCGATAGAGTCACCGACCGCAGCATCTATTGTACCCTTGGCCGGGACTGATCCAATTACTTCTTCAAATGATTTCTGGAACCATGTTAAAGCGCAGTCATATTCATTGGCAAACCACCCTAGATTAAAGTCCTCAGTGTAAACGCCCATCTGCACAGCGATGTTGCGAGACAGATCTTCGGGCTCAACCCTGCCTGTCTTGACTTGCCATAACTCCAGCCAGTTCCCCTGCATTATTCTTACGCAGTCGGAACCACCTATGAAACCCTTGCGTTCCATGTTGTTCTCCTTTGTTATCTGATACTAGCCTATCGCTTATGTGCGACTTAGGCAATACGAAGTGACGTTACGTCACTCGTACTTTCCGTACTTCTCAAAGTGTTCTTCGCTAAGATTCTGAAACTTTTTAAGACGCTCTTTAGTTTTACCTTTTAGGTATGGCTCACCCACTGCTTCGCCATTCCGAATACGCTGCGCAATAATTTTATCGCTGTCTAATACATAGCCAGACTTCTTGTACTCACGGGCCATAACCGGAGAGCTTGCTGCCTTAGTAACATGAGCGTCCCATACAGATGGTCTTGCTGCATCACTGAGCTTGGTTGTTTTATATGTCATGGTTTACCTACATCCATAAGGGTAACTGCTACTTGATCGTCACCCTTCAGTTCATTTATAAATTCTTCTTTGGCTATGCGTTCTGCGTTAGCAAAGGAGTCAGACACAATCGTAATGTCTCTGAATATAACGCCCTCTACTCTGAGCGTATAAGCTATTGGATGTGCGCGAGTCATGTCCGTACCTTCGATGGGCTGTAATACTGTGCAATACGACTTCCGTTAACGGTCTCGACCATTACTTTATCTATCTCCATGCCCTCGTCTTTGAGGTCTTTGATTCGCGCTGCTAATCTAAAGCATCCGAATGTTTGCAGTGCATCAATCGCCGTGATGCGATAGCCTTGTTTGAGATACGCTTTGATTTCATCTGTTTGTTTTATAGTCATTGTGTTCTCCTTAGATTAAGTTTTCTTTTGCATACAATCCAATGAGTGCGGCTTCTGCTCGTCCGTCATCTTTAACTCGTTTGAAATAGTGTGCATGGTTAGGGAAGCAGAGCTTCGCTAGTCTTCTACTTTCACCCTTGTCTCTTGAAAGGTCAAAGTATTTCTTCCACTGACGTGGCGTCACATATTTTATAGGTAGCTTTGACGCAACGATTCCCATCTCTAGTTGACCAAAGCCCTGTCCGAATCTGAATGTACTGCTAACACCTTGATTAGGCATAGCATTTACACTCTCAATTACAGCTAAAGCTGGCTTGTTTCTCTGATTGGATAGGATTGAAAGTAACTCAGGTAAATTAATTAATGTCTTACCCTTTGGAGATTTAACTACTGGAATATCGTAGATAACTAAACTGTCTGTTTCCGTTTCGTAGATGCTGACTGCTCCTGTAAATCCGGGGTCGATTCCATAGATGAGCATGTCATTCTCCTTACCAGTCGGTTGGTGGCTTTACGTTTGGCTTGATGCTAGATTCCCACGCGCCAGCCTGTAGCTTGACGCTAGGTTTCTTTAATCGTTTCTTGTTTGGCTTTGTCTTTGAGGTTGGCTCTTGCCATTTGTCATTCACATAACAACTCATGCAAATGAACCAGTGCTTTTCCATTGAACGACCACTGTTTGTTTTAAGTATTGCTACAAAGAAATGTGTTGCCACTTGGCAAGCTGCGCATATAGCTGCTTTACCTTTTAGTGATCGTGATGTCATAGCCTAAAGCATCCAACCAACAGTTGAGCATAAAACCAGAGGGTATTCGTTTGTGGGTTTCCCACTTGTGTATTAAGGATTCTGTGCATCCTATTTTATAAGCTAATTTTTCTTGACTTAACTTTTGCTTTGATCGAGCGGCGCTCAACATTTCCACCATTAGCTCGTAGTTCTTTGGTATTTTTAACGGCGTTTTGTATTTGTCTAACTTGCTCGATGGCATGACTTATCCTCAGCGCAGTATAAAACCTCAACTCCGTATCTTTCTTTATGGTTCTGTAGTAGGTAGAACGTGGGATATTAGCGCGGCTAAATGCTTTAAGCAGAGACACGTTAGCTGTCTCCGCTTGTTCAGTTATTGTTTCAAGATACGATTTCATGCCGCATTAATGCAGCAATCTATTCGTCGAAGTCAACATCATCGACTTGGATTTCTCCTGATCCGTTGCAGTTGTCGCATGGTTCTGACTCAGAGTATGGTTCAGGTGCATCATTGTACGATGTTCTTATTGGCATTGAATCTACTTCAATGAAGCCATCACCACTACATTCTTTACAAGCTACTGTGATTCTGTATTGTCTCATTGGTATGGTATTTCATCCTCTACAATTGGGGCTACATAGTTCTGTTCCCATGCAGCCGTTCCTCTGCGGATAAATTTATCTCGATTAAACTTTGGATTAGTTTTCTCAAGTTCATCTGCAATGCTATGAAGGTGAGTGGGCCACGGTACAAGTGGCCCTAATGTATCTGCTAGATACTCAAAGTGTTGTCGTGACATACGCATTGTGCTCTCCCTAGATTACGTTTTCACCTACCATCGAGGTGAACAGTTTGTGATTCATTGCATTGCTGATTGCTATCTCTCGATTGTAACGTGCAATCTGTGGTGACTTGAGGTCATTAGTATGCGTAGCCCAGTGAGTCAGGCAGTTATACAATGCCCATTTGTTGTGACCGAGATCCATCTTCTCACGATCCCAACCTGAGATAAGATTCTCAAGTTGCTTTTCGTTTGTCTTAGTCACTTGCTGCTGCTTAGTTACTACCTTGCATATGGTTGACCGAAAGAACTGCTCGACCTGATCGTTGTTTAATTTTGTCTGCATCCATGATTGCCACTGCTTGCTGCGCCCCATGAAATGTTCCGCACCACCTATGATCTTGGCAGCGCTCCCGTCTACGTTAACGGACGCTGTGTGCTTGAAGCGTGACTTCGCAATAGCATCTGCTGTTGTGCATCCATTCAAGCACCACAACCTGAGCCCATTGGCTTGCTGAGAAAAGGACCATGATCCGTCATAGCTATTGAAGAAGCTGACACGGAACTGAACGTAGTCACCTACTGCTGGTTGCTGTACTAGATCAGGAAAGATAATCTCACCTCGTAACTTACGGCCATCTTCGATTACATCTACGTTGACCTCATAGTCACTAGTCAGATTACTTGCTTTAACTCCGTCAAGGATTGAGTTGACCACATCATCGTGCGGTATCATTCGATAGCGTGACCCATGCAAGCCGAGTGTCTTGCCTGTATCTGTGCGTACAATGCACTTGTGATATGGGATAAGCTCACCGTCTTGATTAAAGACAGGCTGCTCTTCTACTGGAAAGTTGTAGCTGTTGGATTGAAAGTCTAGCATATTATATCTCCATCATTTTGATTGTAGTTTTATGGCCTGTTTCGTGGGTTAGTTCTGAAGCGGAACAAGCCGCTTCACCTTCACAAGTATTAGAGGTGGCTACATATGGCCCGTCCTCTGGATCAAATGCGATCACTATAAATAGTTTCATTAGTTGTTCTCCTCAGAAGTTTATTTAAAGTTTATACTATAGTATATGGTCGGACACTTTCTGCAACATTTGGAATGAATTCATTCATAAGTTTGGTTAGCCCAGCGCAACGAAACCTGTTACAGAAATTACCAGAACCGCGATATACATAACGAAGATTAGCTTGTCCTCATGGTCGCCCATGTTGAAGCCCCCTTTTTGATAGAGTTGATAGAGTTGATAGAGTTGATAGGGGAGCCGAAGCTCCCCTTGGAGGTGACTTACGCCACCATGTTTCTGAGCTTGCTGAAGTTGGCTGGCTTGGCAGCTTTGTTAGGTGCAGGGCGCTTGTTAGGTGTCCAGACCTCACCACCTGTCAGTGCAGCGAAGACTTCGCAGTCTGCATCGTGACGAGTTTGAAGCTCTTCTAGCTCGGGCAGAAGTGTATTGATCCAGCGTTCTGTCCGCTCCATAGCGTAGGTGTTCTTTTCATCTACAGCGATGTCGTACTCAGCAAGTGAATCAGCAATCTGTTTCTTCTTGAAGTTAAGACTGTTGTTCGATGTGTAGCAAGCATCGCGTCCTAAGCCGATGAGGAATTTATCGTTGATGATTGGGCCGTCAGCTGATGGCTTATCTGTAGTATGATAGTTGATAACTTCTAGTTTAAGTTGAGCTAATTTAGATACTTTAGTCATTTCTAGTTCTCCTGTTAGTCAAGAGGCCAACCCTCTTGATGCAGACCCAGAGACATGCCCACAAATCCCAGCTTGCTGGGGCTTGACGTTCGCAACTGCTTTCCTCACCAGACACAGGCTGGACTAAGCACGGAGCAGCCACACACACATAGCTAACAGCTACAAATGGAAAGTAGTTGCGAATGTTTTGTGGAGCTTGTCACGCAGGGCAAGGCAAGAGGTTGGGTGAATTGACAAGGAGAACGACGCAATGCCTATCTCAATTAGCGATACTTACACTCGATGTGGGTTATAGTATGTTTAGCATGTCAATAGCTTTTAGAGGTACTATGATACCTATTTACGTTAGTTACGCTACGTCACATATTGACATAGCTCAACGAAATATTGTTGTGTGGGGGGAGAGAGGGAGAGGGGGGCAAGCATGAGGATAAAGGATAGAAAGTACGGATGACTAATGTTCCGAATACAAGAAAGCTGACTACGAAACAGACAGCGTTAGTAGACACCATTGTAGCAAACGGGTGTACGATAGCTAAGGCAGCAGAGCTAGCTGGTTATAGTAGCGGTGAGTCTGGAAGAGTAACTGCAACCAAGACGATGAAGCTACCACATGTGCAACAGTATCTGATGCAAAGGATGAACGAGGAATTCGGGCTAAGTGCTACCCTAGCTGCTGGGACGGTGAGAAGGCTGGCTATGGGTGCTAAGTCTGAGTACGTTCAGCTAGAGGCTAGCAAGGATTTACTGGACCGAGCTGGGTACAAGCCGATAGACCGGTCACAGGTACAGGTTGCTGGTGACATTAAGGTGTCAATAGATCTTGGCTAGGTAAACGCGTTGCAGAACGGTTGACAGACGGGGTAGGGGGTTAAAAAGTGGCAGTAGTATGTTAGCTAGTGGTCCCTCACTCTAGTGATAGTTAAAAAAGGCTCGCCTCTACAAATATTTTTCTGGTATAGGGTACGATTATGAAGACAGCGGCTTGGACAAGGAAAGAGGGTAAGAACCCGAAGGGTGGTTTGAACGCAAAGGGCCGTGCCTCTTATAAGAAGGGGACGTTGAAGGCTCCTGTTAAGAGCGGTGACAATCCCAGACGGGCTTCGTTCTTGGCTAGGATGGGCGGCATGAAGGGGCCTGAGCGTGATGCCAAGGGCAAACCCACCCGTCTTCTTCTCAGCTTAAAGGCATGGGGCGCTTCGTCCAAAGCTGATGCAAAGAAAAAGGCTGCTGCCATTAGCGCCCGTAACAAATCGAAGAAGGGTTAATTGAATGGCTTTTTACACAACGGATGGTGAGCTTTATACTGGCGACAGTCATGTTCTCGCGGGCACTAATTACAGCGGAAGAACTCACACCCCTACGTCGAGACGCTTAGTTGAGGGCGAAGAGCCTGTCCGAGCCCGGAAGGCTGACGGAAAGTTGTTGGGTGATGACCCTTCAACGCCAGATGTTAACGAGGCTTTTTCTAAGCCTAAGAAGAAAGCTAAGGCTAAGGCAAATGGCAGTAAACGCAGCGGGTAACTATACCAAACCGGGTATGAGAAAGACCTTGT